TGAAAGTGATGCGCATGCAGGTTTTGAGAATGTAAAGAATACAAGTGTAGCTTTACCTATTTTAAAACTTTTACAGAATGGATCAGCAGAAGGACAAAAGCGCAATCAAGCTTATATTGAAGGTGCTGAACCCGGTATGTTGTTAAATACTGTAACTAAAAAAGTATATGATGGTTCAAAAGGAATAGATGTTATTCCATGTCATTATAAACTGGAGTTTCAAGAATGGTCAGATTTTGGAACAGGATCAGGAAGACCTGAACAAATCTATCCAGATACTTCGGATATATTGACTAAGACTACAAAAGATCAAATGGGTAAAGATAGATTACCAAATGGTAATTACATCCTTACGGTTGGTCAACATTTTGTGATTATATTAGATAGCAATGGTACTACAGAAACTGCTTTAATATCTATGAGTTCGTCTCAAGGTAAAATAAGTAGAAAATGGAATGCCATGATGATGCAAATTACATTGGAGGGTAAAAATGGTTTATACACTCCACCGTCATTTAGTCATATTTACAAAATTAATACCGTATTGAATTCTGGAAAAGGAAATCAATGGTATGGATACAACATTACAAAAGTTGGTCCTGTAAATGATCCTGCTATGTATGAAAGAGCAAAACAATTCTATCAAAGCTTAGCAAACAAGTAAAAACTGTTAACTGGGGTGATAGAGATATCACCCCAATACATTGAGAGTGGATATGTTAGAAAGATTTAAGAATATATTTTCTGGTCTTGAAAGTTCTTATGGTCAAACAAAAATGACTGGAGAAATTAGAGATGATGGAAAGAATGAAGCAGAGTCAATAACCGTACATAAGCCTGTAACAGAGATATTATGGCAAAAACATTTAAATGGTGAATTTCCAGCATTAGGAATTGTACCTATTAGACAAGATAGTAGATGTAAGTGGGGATGTTTAGATGTTGATGTTTATGATTTAGATCACAAAGAATTAATTACAAAAATAAAAAATAAAAATTTACCCTTAATAGTTTTTAAATCTAAATCAGGAGGTGCACATATATTTTTATTTGTAAAAGAATTTGTTCCAGCATCTTTAGTTAGAGAAAAATTAAAAACAATGGCAGCAATGTTAGGCCATGCCGGTAAAGAATTATTTCCAAAACAAGATTATATACTTGCAGATAAAAACCAAGTTGGTAGTTGGTTAAATGTTCCATATCATGGTGGTGATGAATCTGTAAGACGCGCGCTAGGAGATGACGCAGAACTATTAACTTTAGAAGAGTTTTTTAAATTGTATGATAAAAAAGTTTTATCTGAAAAAGATTTAATACAATGGAAAGAACTTATAACAACAGAAAATGAAGATTTATTTGAAGCTCCACCTTGTTTAGTTACATTATTATCTGACAAAGTTCCTCAAGGTAAAAGAAATGACACTATGTTTAATGTTGGTGTTTACTTAAGAAAAAGATTTCCAGATTCATGGAAAACTAAATTACATAGTTATAATTCAAAATATATGAATCCACCAATAGATGATAATAACCTTGAAAATACAGTTATTAAATCTTTGTTAAATAAAGATTATCGTTATAAATGTAAACAAGAACCTATTAGAAGTTTTTGTGAATCAAAGATTTGTGTTAAAAGAAAATTTGGTGTAGGAGAAAATGTTCCAACACCGGAAATAGAAAGAATAGAAAAATATCCATCACATCCAACAATTTATATTGTTTATCTTGATGGTAAGCCAGTTGAAGTAGACAGAGCTACACTTCATGAATTTGATAAATTTTCTATGGAAGTAATGGATCAATTAAATCAAGTGTTAATGCCAATAGGTAAGATGATTTGGAAAAAACTGTTACATAAAATTATGTCCAATAAAGATACATTTAAAATATTAGAAGTTCCACAAGCAGCAAGACTTGACTATCAACTAAAAGAATTACTAGGAGATTTTTTAACAAGAGCAACTGGTAAAAGCATGGAAGATGTTAAAAGAGGAATTCCATTTACAGAAAATGGTTATAGTTATTTTAAATATCAAAGTTTTGATAAATATTTAAATAGAACTAAGTCATGGAGTTTGCCAAAAGCAAAGACGCAAAAAATGTTGGAAGATGTTTTTAAAGCAAAAGAAGATTTTCCAAAATTAGAAGAGAAGACAATGAGAGTGTGGAAAGTTGAAACAATAAATGTTGAGAAACCAATTATTACGAACAACAAATTAAAGGAGCCATCATTTAAATGAGTAGAACAATTATTCCAGGACCTCCAGGAACAGGTAAGACATATCATTTAATAAATAATTATTTAAAAAAAGAAATTGAAGAACATAAAATTTCTGCAGATAAGATTGCTTATTTAACTTTTAGTAACGCTGCAACTAATGAAGCAAGGAAAAGAATATTATCTGCGTTTCCTACTGTTAAAGATTTTCCATTCATATGTACAATGCATTCCTTAGGAACAAGACAATTAAATATAGATACAAATACACAATTACTTAAAGATGAAAAATGGAATGCATTTAAAAATTTTTCACAGATATGCAAAGATTTATCTTTTGATTCATATTTTGATCCTTACACAGAAACTACTACATATAAAAATGATCACATGAAAATTATTGAATACTCAAGATGTAAAAAAATATCTATCATGGATGCTGCAATAGAATTAGATAAACAATATAGTGTAGATACATGGTTAACAGAACAAATTGATGCCGATTTAAAATCATACAAGAAACAAACCGGGATGATTGAGTATTCCGATATGATTAAACAGTTCATTGAGAAAGACAAATGCCCTCCACTCAGCGTTGTCTTTTTGGATGAAGCACAGGATCTGAATCCTCTGCAATGGGACATGTTCAATTACATTGAATCACGATGTGAGCGATCATACATTGCAGGGGACGACGATCAAACGATCTATACGTTTCAAGGTGCTGATCCAAATATATTTATAAATTTAAAAGGAGATGTGGATGCAAGAATTGAATCAAGAAGATGTCCAAGGGTCATACATAGAAAAGCATTAGACATATTGCAACATGTAGAAAATAGAATGATTAAGAGTTGGTTACCTAGAGATGCAGAGGGTAAAATTTTTGAAGATCAAACATTAGATAATATTGATTTTAGTAAAGATGAGTGGATGATTATTGCAAGAACAAATCAAATGTTAAATCCAATCAAAGCACATTTAACTAATTTAAATTTAAGATTTGATAGTAAGACAAATACTTTATTATCAGATGAATTATTAGAGGCCTATCAAGTATGGAATAGACTAAATCAAGGTGCAACTGTTGGCGCTGAAGAGGCTAAGTCCGTGTACAAAGTATTAAATTACAACATGAAACATGTTGATTATGGATTTTCTAGTGGCAAATCGTTAGATACTGTAGACTTTGTAGACATTGATGATCTAATGTTAAATCACGGGTTACGAGTAACGGGAAGCTGGGAGCAATTAAATTTTAAAGAAGATACAAAATCATATATTAAATCATTATTAAGTAGTGGTGATGATTTATTTAAACCTGCAAGAATTAAAGTATCCACAATACATGGTGTAAAAGGTGAAGAATGCAAAAATGTAATCTTATATACAGGAATAGAAAAGATTATATATGATGCAGCATTAAGAAATCCTGATCCTGAACATAGATTGTTTTTTGTGGGTGTAACACGTGCAAAAGAAAATCTCTATATCATGCAACCAGATATGGATGATTATTATAACTATACAATAGGAGATCCAATACTATGAGTAACAAAACATTCTTTAAACAAATTGGGGGGGCTCATTATAAAACAATGCGGATACAGCCTTCTCACTTTATAAATGAAAATAATTTACCTTTTGCAGAAGGTAATGCAATTAAATACATTTGCAGACATAAATTAAAAGGTAAGAAAGAAGATATACTAAAAGCAATACATTATTTAGAAATGATAATAGATAGAGACTATAATGATGTTTAGAGGAAAAAAGAAATTAATTTTTCATATGGGATTGTTAACCTGTATGTGTATACTTTCTTATTTAATTACGATACTATAAATGATGTTTGAAGCTCAGAAAGAATGGATTTGTCCAGAAAATTATCCCAATCTAAAAGAATATAAATACATTGCAATAGATTTAGAAACTAAAGATCCTGATCTTAAATCAAGAGGATCCGGTGCAATCATTGGCAATGGTAACATTGTTGGTATTGCTGTGGCTGTAGAAGGTTGGTCCGCATACTATCCGATAGCACATGAAGGTGGTGGTAATTTAGAAAAAGAAAAAGTTTTAAGTTGGATAAAAGAAGTTTGCGCATTACCTAATGTAAAAATATTTCACAATGCAATGTATGACGTGTGCTGGCTTCGAGCAGCGGGGGTCAAGATAAATGGACACATTGTAGATACAATGGTCATGTCATCATTAATTGATGAGAATAGATTATCTTACACATTAAATAGTATTTCATACGAATTTTTAGGAGAAGTTAAAGACGAGAAAGCATTAATAGAAGCAGCACAATCCTGGGGAATAGATCCTAAATCTGAAATGTATAAACTTCCTGCAATGTATGTAGGTAATTATGCAGAGAAAGATGCAAAATTAACATTAGAATTATTTAAAGTTTTATCACGTGAGATGCAAAAACAAAGTTTACAAAATATATTTGATTTAGAAACACAATTATTTCCATGTTTAACTGACATGAAATTTAAAGGAGTCCGAGTTGATATAGAAAAAGCAAAACTCCTGAAACAACAGCTAACAAACCAAGAGCAAGAAATATTATTAAAAGTAAAACGAGAAACAGGGATAGAGCCTCAAATCTGGGC